CCCATTTTAAATAAGTTCCATCTGGTGTTGGTATTGGAAGATTAACATCAGCAAGGTCAGTTATCGCTGCTGGAATTTGTGGTCTTCCACTCAAATCAGAATAAACTCCTGAGAATATTGTTGGTTTATTCTTAATATAATCTAATTGTGTTGCATTAAGTTGATTCCAATCAGATTGAAGTTGTGCAGCAGGTATTGTTGGTTTGTTTATTAAGTCTGTATAAGATCCAGTTGTTGCAACACTAGCGAGAGTAGGTTTATTTAGTATCTGTGTTACACCACTAGTAGAATTCCAATCAACATTAACCTGAGCAGCAGGAATGGTTGGAAAATTTGTCCACTCAACAGAAGAACCAGTGGATTTTAAATAATCTCCACTGGTTCCGTTTGCACCTGCTACTTGCAGAGGTTTTCCTGTTGCAACATTTAAACCTTCCTTTGCTTCAACAGGTCCGTTGTCATTATAATTTGATATCTGATTTGTCAGTAACTTTGACATACTCCTAGTCCTAAAGATACTTTTTCTAAGCTAGAAGTATTTATAGTTATTCAGGACCGTCCAAACTATCTAAGTCTTTACCATGCTTATTAGTAAAGATGTTGATGTTATCTACATTTAACTTATATCCGTAGTCCTCTTCATTAAGATCTAAATTAAAATCATACTCTGCCTTGTTCTTATAATAACTAACAACATTATCAACACTCCTAATAGGAGTAGTAAGAATAAGTTCTCTCACCTTACCGAGAGCTTCAAACATTGTTTCAAGTTGTTCATCTCTTTTCTTTTCTAGTGCTTCAATGATTGCTGAACGAAGAGCATCATCTGCTGCTTCAATGTGTTTACGGATACTCATTATAATCTCCTATGGGTTTTCAAATTTAGTTACGTCAGTAGCAATGTACTTACTACCATCTTCTCTTTCAACAAGAAAATCTTCACCATTCTGTACACGTGTAGTGTACTTGGTTAGATCTTCTTTGAATTCTTTTTCAGTTACTTCTATCATACGTTACAACAGATGTCTTTTTCTTGCATGTATCTTATTGAATCTTGACAACCGCCAAGATTCTCACCGTTTAATACTACTTGTGGAAAGGTAGCATAAGTGCCAAACTGTTCATGAAATGATTTATAATCAAAATGTTCATCAAGTTTATATTCAACATAATTTAATCCTGATAGAGTTAATACTTCTGTAATCTGTTGGCAATATGGACATCCATCCTTAGAGTATACGGTGAAATTTTTCATGTTTCTTTTATGGCAGCTAAGTAATCGTTGTTGAATAGTTCTAAACCTTTTTCGGTTAGGACATGATCATACATTTTATCAAAGACTTTAACTGGTAAAGTGCATACGTTTGCACCATACTCAAAGGCTCTACCTACATCCCTGACGTTTCTAATAGAAGCAGCAAGAATTTGGGTCTCAACATCATGCCTTTTATATGTATTAGCGATGTCTTTTACAAGACATAGACCCCCAAAAGAATTATCATCTACTCTACCTACAAAAGGAGAAACATATGATGCACCTGCCTTAGCAGCAAGTATAGCCTGTGATACTGAGAACACAAGAGTTACATTAGTAAGTATATCCTCGTGACTCAATTCATAACAAGCTTTCAATCCCTCACGTGTACATGGTACTTTGATTGTAACATTTTCACTGAGATCAATAAAAGGTTGTGCTTGTTCTATCATCTCTTCAGCAGTATCTGCTACCACTTCAGCAGAGATAGACTCTAGGTTAGGACATGCTTGATAGATCTCTTCAATAACTTCCTGTTGATCTCTACCAGATCTTAGTATGAGAGTAGGGTTAGTAGTAACCCCATCAATCAATCCAGTTTTGTATCCATCAATAATTTGTTCTACTTCAGCAGTGTCTAAAAATATTTTCATTGTTGTTCATTCCAAATGTGTTGTTGGGGGTGAAATATGTTACCTGATATTGATACTCTAAATTCATCAGATAAAAAGAAAGGTTGAACAGAGTGCCATTGATCTGCTTTAAACAAAACAATATCTCCTTCCGAAGAATCAATTGGACACTGTTGAATTTTTCCATTCTGTGTATATAAAAAATTAAAATCAGTGCTTGATTTATAAAGTTTTTTTTCTTCCTCTGTATTATAAGGTAAACTCAACCAGATTACAAAACTAAAAGCACCGAAATGATCATGCGGTGGATTGTATTCGTACTTCTCTTGATAATTTACCCAAGCAGACATTAAAGAACTTCTAGGAACAGCTCCCATTTTTAATAAAGGATATGTAAATAGATCTTTAGATAATGGAACTTTAAAACTATTTTCATAGTCACCAATTAATTCAATAATATAATCAAAAAACTCTCCTAGCATAAAATCAGAATGAACAATACTGTATTCTTCTTTTATAGCTCCAGCAAGTTCCTTATTAACATTTATCCCATTCTCTCTAGCAAGAGATGCTTCTGCTGTTAATTGTGCAAATATATTATGTGGCATGGTTTCTCTAATATAACCAACACCAGAAAGAAGATTTGAATTACTCGCCACGAAGAGGTTCCATTTTTAAAAATTGTTCATTCAAATTATAAAACAATTTATAATTTGTTGTATTGACCCAGTAACCAACAATCTTGGTTCCATCACAATTAAATCCATACCCTCTCAATGGTTCATCAACACCATCAATTCTAAATCGTTTTGTTGACGATCCCATGTAGGATTGAAATTTCTCATCTAGATTAATCATCTTTCTTCAAAGGTCAATTTTCTAACTTTTCTTTTACGTCTTTCCTCTTGATATTTTAGATCCTCTTCAGAAAAAAGAGATTGTTTTTTAACTTTCTTATTGTTTTGTAACAATATAACAAGATCCATATTGTTTGCAGATATAACATCATCATTAATAGATGTCATATTGCTGCAACCACAACAAATAATCCTACTTGACTGTCCTTGCAACTCCTTTCCACAAGCAGTGCATCTTACTCTAATCATTGTTCTGTAAAATAATCTTTCTTATAGTAACGTCCTAAAATGTTACTGTTGTAATACTTTGGAGCTCCATCTTTTAGAGTCTCTTGTAATACGTTATTTAAAAATAATTGCTTAGTTTCTTCGTAGTTTACTTTGCCAAGGGACTCATGGAGGGAGAGGATTTCTCTCTTGAATGATTCTTTTCCAAGTAGTTTAACATCGGATTTAAGTTCGTCAGAACTTCCGTAGTACTTTTTCCAATTACTCTCAGATGTAACCCTTCTTTTTCCACCACTAGGCTTACGTTTCTGCCAGAAATATTTTCTTCCGATGTATTGCCTACCGCTTTGGAGATTTGTAATCCTGTAGACAAAACCGAAGAAGCTGTTAATGTCGTCAGAAGAAAAAGTTGAACCCTGATAGGTCCAGGCGTTCTCGTAATTTCCCTGATCAGTTTTTGCCACTGTTTCATAATTTAATCCTTATTGTTATTTATGTTATATACCCTGATCTTTATATCGTGAGTAAAACTCTTTTAATGATGATTGACATTGACCTTTATTTTCAGTATCTGAATCTTTATATCCTTTAATTTTTTTCCAATCATTATGCATTGCACCTATTAACCAAGCTTGAGAAAGACTATGTGGTCCTTTCTCAAGCAACTCAACTTGTCTATTGGTTAATCGCCATGAACATAAATCAATGTATTCAGACCTCCAATTACTATCATCATAATCTTTTGTCATAATTTAAAACCTGCAAAGGTATCTTTCTTTACATCTTGTTTGATACTACCTACCATGTAACTCTCAACCTCTGTCTCCTGTGGTGCAACTTGCATACCTTTAGAAGATAACCAGTGTGCTGTCCAAGGTAGTGGATTGTTTGCCATAGGTGTATCAAATACAGGTTTGAATCCTATTGATTTTAACCTACGATTAGCAGTCCACTCAACATAATTTTGTAGTAGTTTATCATTTAAACCAATGATAGATCCATCTTTAAATAGATAGTTCGCCCAATCTTTCTCTTCTTCTACACAATCAGTAAACATTTTATATACATTCTCCTTTTCTTCTTCAATAATTTCTAACATATCTGGGTCGTCACCCTTCTTCCAGTTATTAAGAATGTTCTGAGTGACTGTCATGTGTTGTGACTCGTCCCTCGCAATAAGAGATATGATTTTAGCAGATCCTTCCAAGAGTTTAAGTTCACCAAAAGCGAAGGAACAAGCGAAGGATACATAGAATCTGACTCCTTCAAGGATGTAAACATTAGCAACTGCCCTATAAAGTTTTCTTTTTAAATCTTTAAGTGTCCATTCAGATGTTGGAGAGTCTCTCCAACCTTCTTTCCACATGTTACTTTGATCATACTCATGTGCATAATTAATAAACTCATCGTATGCTTTTGTAACTGATTCTGCACGAGCAAGAATCTTCTCATCATCAAGAATTTTATCAAAGACCTCTGATGGATCAGGATATACATTCTTAATGATATGTGTATATGATCTACTATGAATCATCTCCATAGTCTGCCATATGTTCATGCAACCTTCAAGCTCAGGTAGTGAACAGTATGGAGCAAAAGCCATACCAGGAGCACGACCTTGAACGGAGTCAAGGAGGATTTGGTATTTAAGATTGCTTGTAAATATATGTTTTTGTGCATCATTTAACTGTGGATAGTCTCCTCTATCTTTTTGTAGAGATACTTCTTCTGGTCTCCAAAAGAAACCCAATTGTGTTTGTGTTAATCTATCAAAGATAGGATACTTAAACTTATCATATCTTTGTACTCCTAATGGAGGACCGAAAAACATTTTTCCTTTAGTAGTATCAACAGCTTTTGTGTTGAATACTGTCATACCTTCTGGGTCTTTAGATTGCACAGCTGTCACAAGCTTCCTCCTCGTTTGCAAATATGTCGTCTAGTAGATTGGATATCGCTTTGTTATTATTTTCTGGTACATCATCCTTCCAACCAATAGGATGTGCAGGTTCGTCTATGTCAGACTTGGTATCATATGTATTCTGATAGTAAGATGTTTTCCAACCATACTTAAAGGTTGTTAATAGATCTTGTGCCATCACTGATGTAGGGACTTCAGAGTTCTCATATTGAAGTGGATTGTAAGACCAGTTACCAGAGATTGCTTGATCAAAGAATTTCTGCATAACTGCAACGATGTTTATGTATCCAGTATTGCCAGGCATATCCCAGAGCAACGTATAGTTATTCTTAAGTGTTGCATACTGTGGTACAATCTGTTTAAGAGGACCTTTCTTAGACTTCTTAGTTGAAATAAGATCTCTTGGTGGTTCAATACCATTAGTAGCATTTGAAACAACTGAAGAAGACTCTGATGGCATCTGTGCAGACAGTGTACTATGTCTGAGTCCATACTCTAGTATGTCTTCTCTTAATTCCTCCCAATCATAGTTCAACTTGTTTGGTACAAGTTCATCTACATCTTTTTTGTAAGTATCAATAGGTAAAATACCGTCAGAATATTTAGTTGAATCAAAATATCCACATGCTCCTTTCTCTTGTGCTATTTTGTTAGATGATTTAAGTAGATAGTATTGAAATGCTTCTGCTAAATCATGTGTTAATTGCCATGCTTTAGGATCTTCATACTTAACACCTTGCTTTGCAAGATAGTGTGCAAGACCAATAAATCCTACACCAATAGAACGTCTTGAGAGAGTGCTAAGACGTGCTGCATCCACTGGATAACCTTGATAGTCAATCAACTCGTCTAACGCACGTACAGTGAGGTCACAGAGTTCTTCTAGTTCATCTAAGTTTCGTAGTTTCCCTACATTGATGGCAGATAAAATACACAATGCAATCTCACCTTCACCATCTATATGTTGAATAGGATCTGTTGGAAGTGTAATTTCCTGACAGAGATTACTCATATTAACCTTGTCCTTAAATGAGGAGTGCTCATTACAATGGTCAATATTCATGATGTATATACGACCTGTTTCTGCTCTCTCCTTGAGTAAATCTAAAATAAGTTCTTGAGCTCCAATAGTTTTCTTTGGAATAGACTCATCAGATTCATAACGTGTATAGAGATCATCAAACTTGTCAGTGCCAAAAGCATCGTACAAACCTGGTGTATCGTGAGGTGAGAATAAGGTGATGTCTCCATTACTGATAAACCTTTCGTAAAATAGTTTTGAAATCTGTATACTATAGTCTAGTTTTCTAACTCTATTATCCTCTGTACCTTTGTTGTTCTTCAGTACAATTATATCTTCTATTTCTTGATGCCAGATGGGGAAGTGGACAGTCGCTGATCCACCTCTAATGCCATTTTGAGTGCAGCATCTGACAGTGCTTTCAAACTTTTTGAGGAACGGTATAACACCCGTGTGCTGTACTTCTCCGTCTCTGATTTTAGCGTTGATCCCACGGATTCTACCTGCGTTGATACCGATACCAGCCCTTTGAGCAACGTAGTAACCAATAGCCATGTCACTGCTGAAGATGCTATTGAGGGTGTCATCAACATCAACAAGAACACAGCTAGCAAATTGTCGTAAAGGAGTCCTAACTCCTGCCATGATGGGGGTCGGAATGTTGATCTTGTGTTTGGAAATGGCATCGTAGTATCTCTTTATGTAATCTAATCTAATTTGTGGTTCGTACTCTTGAAATAAAGTAGCAGCAATTAACATGTACATGTACTGAGGAGTTTCAAAAACTTGATTACTACTCCTATCTTGTACCAAATATTTGTCAACTATTTGACGAAGACCTGCATAAGTAAAAAGATAATCACGATCATGATCTATCCAAGAATCAATCTTGTCCCATTCTTCGTCTGAATATTTATCCAGAATGACATTATCATACACACCTTCTGCTACACATTCTTGTACGTGTTCCTTGACATGAGGATGTCCATCAGTTAACCATCCAGATCCTAATACCTGTTTTCTTACTGCATATAATAGTAGTCTTGCTGCTACAAACTGATAGTTATAATGATCTAGATCAATTAGATCACTAGCAGATCTAATTAAAATCTCTTGTATATCCCTAGTCTCAATCAAATCATAGAATTGTAGACCTGAGTTCATTTCTACTTGGGAAGCACTCACACCGCTTCCTAACCCCTCACATGCTTCCTCTACCATCTTATGAACTTTGTCTAAGTTCAAGGGTTCTACAGACCCATCTCTCTTACGAACTTTAATTCCGTTACTCATATTTTTTTCCAATTGTTAAGTCTAAGGTTTGCTTCTAATCCTTGGTACACATTAGATTGTACCATATTTTGCACATCATGTCCATAAAGGTGCATGTCATTTATGTCCTTTTGATGTATATTATTTGGCCATATTACGACCTTATCTCCTCTGTCAATTGCGGTGGAGACTCTGTTGACGATTTCTCTATT